CTCCTGAGTTACCTGCTAGAAAAGACAATGTTGCTACCGCAGTTGCCGTCTCGCCAGTTGAAATAGTGCTTGACACTGTATCAATAGTAAGAGAGTCTGCGTTATGAACAGCATTAGCCTGAACAGCAGTTAAAGTACCCATAGACAAGGCTGCAGCCATGACTAGAGCGATCTTTTTAAATGAATTCATTTTGCTCCTCGTTTTATTTTATATTAAGTTTAACTTATCAAGATAATCCTGAACATCGTCAGGAATTACCTTGTTTTCTAATTTTACCATACTTGCCTGCTTCTCTGCAAGTCTTGATGATGAACTCCATGTATGGATATCTATCTCTACATTATTAGTCTTTTTTGTATGAGATATTGCCCCAAATACTGATCCACAAACTGCATCTGCCAAGTCTTTTGATTTTTTACGAGGATGATCAACCCTATTTCCCCTCATTATTTTTAATTCTGACATTTCCTCTAATAATAGTGGAATCATAGGCATTGCAACACGCTCTTCATAAATCATCATTGCTAAATCCTCATAGTGTTTTTTAGCAACTGATACAGTTTCTGTTTTAATTCCAACAGCCTGTAATTCATTTTGAATGTCAAATGATTGCCAACGGTCAAAAGAAACCATACCAATATTAAAGCCTTCTCTTCGTAAATTTTGAATCCATTGCTTTACTTCTGATAAGTTTACAGGTCCTTCTGCTCTTGGCTCCCACCAGGCGACGGCATCAACAATAACAATTGGAACTACCTGCTCATAATCTTTAATAACTTGAATATTAACCCATTTATCAACATGTGAAATAGCAACGGCACACTTGTCATGTTTTTGTGCAAGGTCAGCGTGGATATAATATATTTTTTCTGGATCTGGTTTAAATGCTTCATCAAATCTTCTGAAAGAATCTAGGGGATTTCTTAAGTTCATGCATTTTTCTAACTTTTCTTTTTGTTTAAAAAATGCATCTGAAGCATAAGTTGGAACACAAGCAAAACGCATCATAGCATCACCAAGATCTGTGTAAAAGGCTAATTTAAAATCATCTATTTTCCTTGTTGGATTTACTTCCCATGTTGGTCTTTTAAATGCTAAGATTCTTGGAACTTTATAAGAAATAATATGATCTTCGTCCCACGTAATTTCAAATTGATTATTAGGATCATCATGTGGTAAATCTTCATTCATAATAAATAAATGTTTTCTTTCAACAACATCTTTTTCTGCAATAACATCTTCATATCGTTTAGAAATAAAGTCACCTTGATAACGAGGGAATGATAGCAGTACTACCTTACCAAGATCTGGAAAGCGTGAGTCTACAGAACCACGAAATGCTTTATAAATATTTTCTGCAGTTTTTCCTTGCTCATTTCCAGTACCAACTTCAGATGCAAAGCCAGAAATCTCATCAAGCACTGCAAGTAATAAGTTCAAACCCTCATGCGACTCTCTTTCTGAGTGTCCAGAATAAACTGTAATTGATTTATCAAATTCAACTGAGTCTGCTTTAGCATTAAACTTTCCAGCAAACCATGGTGATTTTTCTATCTTAGTTTTAAAACCTTTAAAAAAGACGTTTTTGGCTTGTTGAGCATTGATAGCAACGTTAATAAGATCAATAGCATCACCAGAAGGCTTCCCGAAATATCTAGCAGGATCTTTAAGACAAAGAAGTTTATAAACAATGTAAGCACAGGCAACGGTTGAAGTAAAGTCTTTACCACTACCTTTGCCCAATTGAAGAATGATTTCATTTTTTGTATATTTTTCATAATACCTTGCTCCTTCTACAGAACCATATAGTTCTTCTAAGTCTTCTTTTTTATAAATTTGACTCATTGCTTCTACAATGTCATATTGAATTTCAGACAATGGTGGCTGACCAAGATAATCAGGAGATTCTACGAATGTTTTTGCATCTACTGGCTTTTCTTCAAATTGATTTTCTTTTAATACCTCTAGAAAATCATTGAACATCATGGACAATTGTGATCACTTCTCCTTCTTTAGCAATCTGAGAAAGACGTTGCATAATTAAATCACGTACTTCTGGATGAGTAGAAGCAATATCTCTTAAAATTTCAACCAGAACTTCTTGACGTCTTTCAATCTCAACCATTTCTTCTGCAAGTTCTTTATTTTCTAAAAGACCTGCCTTTTGTAACATTTCAATTCTAGATTTTTCAATATCCATTACTAATTTAATTGCTTGAGTTTTTGCACTAAGATTATTAGTCATACTTGACTCATCAATAACTTCATAAGCCTTTGTAATAAGTTTGCTGTAATGTGTATCAGCGCCAGCAAGTGCTTCTTTAGCACGAGCACGAATAGCATCATTAGCAGATGCCATAACCTTCCATTCATTAATTAATGAAACAACACGAGTTCTTGGTATGTCTAAATCTTTAGAAATTTTAGTTGGATCTTGACCTTTAAGATATTCTGTAACAACTTTATTTACTTCGTCAAGATGTTCAATTAATTCTGTTTCAGTTGACATTTTTTTCCTTTGCTATCTTAAGTAGTACTAAATATCCGATTAGATCATCTATGTCATTATCTCCAACATAGTCTGTACCTTTCATAAGTCTACTTAATTTATCATCAATTCTTACTCTAAGTTGTTCTACTGGATCTGCCTTGCTAAAAATCCTAACAGGATCTAAAGCAGAATCACCATAGGCAATATTTTTATCAATAAGCATTTGTGCAATTCCATGGCACGTAGACCAAATGTCTGTTCCAGATGGTGCAGTTATAGAGTGAAGATAAAGATCTTCACATTTAAAATTATCTACATCTTGATATACTGGATTTAGTTTCATCGTTTTGATTTCCTTAATCCAAATTTTGCAAGGTATACGTAGATTGTTTCTACGCTTGCCCCACACTCTTTGGCAATATCTTGTGGAGACTTTTTATCCATAAGATATCTCTTACGAAGCCAAGTTTCACTTGTATACAGTTTACCAGCCATAGTATTATTTGTCAACTCCAGTCTCACTAATATCATAATTAAATCTATTACTGTCTTCTAAAATCCATTTATCTTGATTTTCTACATCCCATTTATATTCATTAATAATTCTATCTATAACATAGTCATTTTTTAAAGTAAAAGAAGGCTCATATACACGAACTCTATTATTAGGCTGAATAGCAAAATTTCCATCATCTCTTTGTATAACATGTCCACATTTATGTTCAGCAGGATTTTCAGAATATCCATCATCCATTACATTACTATCTGGATTATGCCAGTCAAGGGTAAACAAATATGTACCTTTATTTATTGTTTTTGTTCTATCAATATATGACATTCTAAGATTTGTAAGATTTTCAAATTTAGTAACAGATATGTGATGACTAAAAGCATTCCATAAAACTAAATTATGTATGTCTACTTCAGGAACTCCAGGTTTTGTACAAAATGCACTAATTGGTAGTCTCCACCATAGTCCGCCATCTTCCATCATTATATGAAATAAAGGACTTCTACTTTTTATACTAGCGACACCAAATATAACACATGGAAAATATTTGTCATGACTATCTAATTGATTTCTTAAATAATTTCCACGTACATAACATTCTATAGGTGGTATATTTGCATTTAATTCTGGCATTATTCTTCTGCTTTCATTGCTTTATTCCAATTGCTTAATGCCCAATGTCCTATACCGCAGGCATCAGCAACATCGTTATCTTCAATTTTTCTATCGTAAATAGTATTAATAAACTTAATTGTTCTTTCTTTTCTTATACTTCTTTCATATGATTTATACCAAGAGTCAGACTTGCCAGGATTTTTAGATCTAATAACTAGTTGTTCTTCTTTAGAAATTTTTTTATTACCAATAAAGTTTTGCCAAGTAATTGGGGATACTTTGCCAACAAACTTTGTTCCTGTTTGTCCTGCAGCCCCAAGTATTGCCCCTTGAACTAAGGCAAGATCTGCTGCAGTTTTAGGACTATTCATAAATACTGTATGCTCAATAATGATTGCTTCAAATCCACCATAGTAATCAAAAACTGACTTCATTCTTTTACCAGCATTTAAAACTTTTTCATAAATATCATTTCCTTCAAAATTAATTTTACCTATAAACCCTAATTCTTTAGTTTCAGTATCAAACAAAGCAAAGGCAAGATTATTGGTGCTTGCATCAATTGCACAAATAGTTTTTGGAATATTATTGTTGCTCATAATCAATAAACCCCTTTATTTGTTTTAACATTTTATCTATTTCTTTTTTATTGATATTGCAATTAGAACAAAATCCAGAATCATTATAGATTGATAGTTGCTCACCACAACCACCAAGGCAAAGCCTTTTCTTTCCTTTTCTTCTTTGCCTGCGAGTTATTTGATACCTTTCGGCTATCTTTATTTTAGTTGCTTCTTCTCTACAAACGTCTCCGCAATAAATTTGATAACTTACTTTTGGTTTAAAGGCAGCCTCGCACCTCTCACACATTCTCACATTAATTAATCCTCTTCATCCTTTAATAATACTAGAGGTTTAATCTTTACTGTTCCTGTACCCGCTTCAGCGCAGGCTTTTTGAATAGGGCATACCTTACAAATTTTTGAGTTGGAACGATATGGTACCTGTGGTAATTCTTTATCTTGCCAATTTTTATGAACTTTTTTCATCCAATCAAAGGCTTGATCTACCCAGTTACGATAATGGTCTGTTACTACTACAGGTAAAGTAATTAGTTCATGATTATTTTTATTTTCATAAATCATAACTCCTTTACGAATTTTCCAAACTTTCATATACATTAACAACTGCATTAGGTGTCCCATTTTGGAACGTCTATTTAGTTTTCTATATTCAAAACCTTCACTTGATAGTGTTTTAATTTCACCAACAAGTCTTTCACCTTTATAATCAAGCATTACGTCACCATATCCATCAAATGGCGGATCATCAATCTTAACTCTAAACTCCATTGCTGGATGAGTTTGCTTATTATATTTTCTTGGTAGTGGATCAAATTCCATATCTTGTGCAAGTAGTCCAGAAGCCTCAATTGCTTCTTGGATTCTTCCATGTCCAAGACTTCCCTGTGTTCTATTTGCTACACCAAATGCATCTGCATTATCATAAAATATTTGACCTTCAAATGCTAAATACCAATATCTTGGACATTCTCCAGAGCCATACGTTAGATTAGATGCAGAGAAATTACTTTTCTTTGTAAACTTTGGTTTTGTTTTAGTAAGGTAGCCAGCATTAATAGCATCTACCAAACCTTCAACAAACTCTTCGTCTTCTTTGCTATTCTTAACCTTGCTTTTGGTATCTTTGATCATAACTTGTTTTAATAAATTTTTAGCCACTTTTTATCCTTTGTTTATATTAATTATAGCAGGTTAGCGCATTATGTATTTAAGCGCTGATACCAAATCGTTAATTGCTTGTGCTGCTGTAAAGTATATATTTTTCTTTGCCCTGTCAGATTTGTCAACATTGGCCATCCAGGTAGCCTTAAATGACATTTTTGCTGCAATTGCCTGTAGCCTTACAATTTCTAGACTAGCAACCTGAAGAGGAATATCTGGCTTAATAATGATTTTTGCAATCATCGTTAATGCTGTAGTAAGTTCTTCATCTTGCATATATTCTGCAATTTCTGTTAAACCATTAACCATATCTAAAGTTGTTTTTGATAATTGTTCAGTCATTTTATTTTTCCTCCATAAGTTGCTCTAGCATATCCATTTCAATTATAGCAAGTCTTGTCTTTGTATTGCCACTACCAAGCACAACAACAATTGCTGGATCTGCATTTTTCTTTAAAGCATCAGTTACAGCCTTAGCCCAATTTTCTTTATTTAGGGTAAATGATTTAGCAGATTCTTTAAAATCAATAACAAAGTTATGCCATGAAGCATCACCTTTTGTATTATTTCTTCCAGAATTTTTATGCTGTTTAGCACCAATTCTTTTAGATTCTGATCTTTCACTCATGCTTAAAATCTTTCTTTTTCTTCTTAACTGGAATTAATCCTTTTTTAGAAATGTGTTTTTGTGAACACATCCAGGTAGCATCTCCAGATTCTGGATAAAGCCGTAAAGTTTTTACAACTTCTCCACATGTTTTGCAAGGAAACTTTCCTTCGTAGGTACTGAAATCTTTAGACATTTAATATTTTATTTCTTAAACTTTCTTGCAAATCTAAATCTTCTTTGACACGATTAATAAAACCATCTCTTCCTTGAACCTTAGTACCATCATCAAGTTGATACCATGCTCCAGTTCTATTAATAAGACCTATTGATTCAGCCGTATCAACGAGATCACCAATAGTATCAAGACCAACGTTATCTCCACGGAAGTAGAAATCATATTCCCCAGATTGGAACCCAGGAGACGTTTTAGAAAATTGTAACTCCCAACGAATTTTTCTACCCACCTTTTCTTCAATGAGTTTATCGCCAATCTGAATCTTACCTTTGATAGCCTGATTGTCGGACTCAGAGGAAAATAACTTGATAACGCAAGATGAATAGAACTTAGTAGCCTGCCCACCAGAAGGCTGCTGGCTAGTATACATAGCACTAATATTGTTACGGCTCTGACTAATAAGAACCAAAAGAGTTGGCTTAACTTTATTATTTGCATAATTAAGCATCTTCCAAGCATTACTAAAATCACGAGACTCTGCTCCAATCTGTTTTGTATTTTCTAAAGCCTTCATTTCATCTGTATCTTTTTCAAAATAAATAGCGGGTAGCATTGATGTAATAGAGTCAACAACAATTAAATCAACTCCAGCATTCATTAAACCTACACCAACATCTACCATGTCACTAATAGTTCTTGCTTGTGAATAAATTAGTTTTGTTGGATCTACCCCAAGTTGTCTAGCCCAATCCTCAGAGTATGACATTTCAGAGTCAATCCATGCACACACTTTGCCTTCTTTTTGTGCAAGGGCAATCATTTGTAGACACATAGACGATTTGGCTGATGACTTACTACCCCAAATAAGAACTTGGCGTCCATATGGTAGTCCTCCACCCAATGCACGATTTAAACCAATGCTTGGGGTTGGCTGATACTCAAAAGTAACTCCCTCTCCTGTACCAAGTCGTTTTCTAATTCTTGGGTCTAATTGTGACAATACATCTTCTATACTAACTGACATTTACATCCTCCATTATTACTGTTCCATCTTTGGTTTTACCAAAACTAAATTTATAAGCCTTGCCTTCTTCAATATGCATGTATGCCTTTGGAAATGCAGTAGGAAATACTGTGACAGAGTGTAAATCTCTTGAAGTATCTGCCAAAGTTAAAGAAGCCATCTTTTTACCAGCCTTTGTCATTCTTGGTTTAAATGAAACAACAAACATTTCATCTTCTGTGTAAGGCAATTGTTTATAACTTAAAAATTTAACAAGTGAGTTTGAAGATCCTTTTATTTCATCAACAGGAACTGAAGATACAATTCTATTATCATTAGCAAGAATAATGTATGTTCTTCCTGGTTCAATAATTGTTTGTTCTTCATCAAATATTCCAACTGAGCCAGTTTTATCTAGTACTTCTACTCTTGACCAACCAGTTCCACGCTTAATACTTTTTACCATACCCATTAAAATAAAAGATCCCTTTTCTTCAAAATCTTCTACTGG